ATTGGAAGCTCCTTATCTTAAGTAAGAACTGTAACATATTGATACAATAGTTCTAAATACATAATCATAAGGAGCTTCCAATGTCAGACAAAGAACTATCCGACCTGTCAGTGAGCCGAGCGGAATGCCCAAAGTGTGGTGCTGTTTGGATTAACGGACAACACTACTGGTCTGGCACAGGTAAGAAAGGAAACGAACTTGACCTTGCTGGTCTTGTTTGCAACAAGTTAGGAAACCATCAATGTATTAATCCAAAGCGTGGTTCTGATGGTGGAGATACTTGGGCAAAGCGTCTTAAAGATTTAGAAGATAATGGTCCTGAGATGGATAAGGACATGACAGATAAATAATATTAGGTGACTATTATGTAATGGCTTCTAAAGACGAAATCTATCTTGGTAATCCGCTGCTTAAAAAAGCAGGTGTCCAACAACAGTTTACCAAGAAACAAGTCGAAGAGTATGTGAGGTGTAGGGAAGATCCCGTATACTTCACCAAGAACTACGTCAAGATTGTTAACGTTGACGAAGGTCTTGTGCCATTTAAAATGTGGGACTTTCAGGAAGATCTGATTACAAAGTTCCACAAACATAGATTCAATATTGCTAAGTTACCACGACAGACTGGAAAGTCTACAACCGTGGTATCTTATCTTTTGCATTTTGTTCTGTTTAATGACAACGTTAACGTAGGTATTCTGGCAAACAAAGCGTCTACATCGAGAGACCTGCTGGGTAGACTACAGACAGCATATGAGAACTTACCCAAGTGGTTACAGCAAGGTGTGCTTGTGTGGAACAAAGGTAGCTTAGAACTGGAGAACGGTTCTAAGATCCTTGCTGCTTCCACCTCAGCATCTGCTGTTCGAGGCATGTCATTCAACATCATCTTCTTGGACGAATTTGCTTTTGTTCCAAACCATGTTGCCGAAGACTTCTTCTCCTCTGTGTATCCTACTATTTCATCTGGTAAGACAACAAAGATTATTATTATCTCAACGCCTTACGGTATGAACCACTTCTATAAGATGTGGGTGGATGCTCAGAATGATCGTAATGAATATGTGTGGTCAGAAGTTCATTGGTCACAGGTGCCGGGAAGAGACGAGGCGTGGAAAGCACAGACTATTAAGAACACGTCTGAACGACAGTTCACTCAAGAATTTGAATGTGAGTTCTTGGGATCGGTTGACACTTTGATCGCTGCTTCTAAACTTAGAGCATTAGTTTTTGAAACACCGATTAGTCAAAATAAAGGACTAGACATTTATGAAAAACCAAACGAGAAATCTGAGTATCTTATTACTGCTGACGTTAGTAGGGGTATCGGCGGAGATTATAGTGCTTTCATTGTATTCGATATCACAACCGTTCCTTATCGGGTCGTGGCAAAGTATAGGAATAATGAGATAAAACCTATGCTATTCCCAAACATCATTAACGATGTAGCGAGGGCATATAACAATGCTTGGGTTCTATGTGAAGTTAATGATGTTGGAGACTCTGTTGCATCTATTCTAAACTTTGACCTTGAGTATCCTAACGTTCTTATGTGTGCCATGAGAGGACGAGCAGGACAGATTGTAGGTCAGGGATTCTCTGGCAACAAAACCCAGCTGGGTGTCAAGATGAGTATTACTGTGAAGAAGGTTGGTTGTGCTAACCTGAAGCAGATTGTAGAGGATGATAAGTTATTGTTCCGAGACTATGAGATCATCAACGAACTAACTACATTTATTCAGAAGAAACAATCCTTTGAAGCAGATGAAGGATTCCACGATGACCTTGTAATGTGTATGGTTATCTTTGCTTGGTTAGTTCAACAGGATTACTTTAAAGAGATGACTGACAATGATGTTCGTCAACGTATCTACGACGAGCAGAAGAATCAGATTGAGCAAGACATGGCACCATTTGGATTTATCTCTACAGGATTAGAGGGAGATGAAGGATTTGTAGCGGATGGATCTATCTGGGAATACGGACAAACACAGGAAGAAATGTCATACATGTGGGATTGGAGATAATGGATTTAGAAGATAAGTTTTCATTAGACCATTTAATTTTCCAAGAACGTGTTTGTAGAGTTTGTGGAGAAACAAAGAGTTTAATGGATGACTTCTATCTCACACGTAAAGACAGAGGAACAGTAGCAGCAGCTTACTCCTATGAATGTAAACAATGCTGTATTTACAGAGTATCCAATGCCAGAAAATCTGAGTCTGTAAGGTGGGAGTATCCAGACTGGTAGTTCACGTCATGTTTCCCCAGTCAAAACATACGAAATAATAAATATTTTCAGATTCACATGGATACCCCGAGGATTTACACATGGCAAGCCTAATCTCGCCTGGTATTTTATTAAGAGAACGTGACATTACAACGGCGACAATCGTAGGTGCTCAGGCGCTTACTGGTGCTATTGCTACTACCTTTGCTAAAGGTGAGGTAGGAGTTATCACCGAAATCGATTCACAGAGAGCACTACTAGATACATTCGGTCTTCCCGTAGAAGGAAATGCCGAAGATTGGTTAGTTGCTTCTGAGTTTTTAAACTACGGTGGAAGACTTACCGTAGTTAGAGCAGACACAGATGTTGCAACAGCTGCTACTAATGATGTTGATCAAAGCTATAAAATCAATACCCAAGCAGACTTCGTAGGTCAGACGATCTCCGAACTATTCCTTGCTAGAACTCCTGGTAAGTGGGGTAACTCCGCTCAGGTAATCGTTGCTGACCGCGGTGCTGATGTTTATGTAGAGTTTGGTTCTGCTCCACTAGATGCTGATCTAAACCCACTCGCTGCTGGCGATCGTGTTACCTTCAGCAACGGATCTTCTGGATACGTTCTAACGTATGAAGCATCCATGACCGAATGGAAAGCTGCTATCGTCCTTGACGCTGGTGCTGCTGAACCTTCGGTTGGAGATGCTCTACAGTCTGACGGTGAAGATCCTATCGATACCTTCACTACAGATGCCGTAGCCGAGGCAGGTAGAGACGTAGGTACGTTCACTGCTGTTGCTGGCGTTACCGTTACCGGAACTGGTGCTGGTGCTACTTTCGATGTAGAAGTTGCTGGTTCTGGTACTCTAACAGCTGGACAAGCAGTTTCTGCTGCTGTCGGTACTGCTGTTGGAACAACCGCCACATTTAATGGCGTTGCTTCTGATACAGACGCTACTTTCGATGTAGTAAGAGATGCTGGCGGAGCGATTGTTTCTGTAACTCCTGTCAACGGTGGAACCGGTATTTCTTCTGGCGATACCATCGTTATTGCCGGAACCGCTGTTGGTGGTGCTTCCCCTGCTGATGACATCACAATCACAGTTGCTGATGTTGACCTAGATGGCGGTGATGTTACCGTAACTCTTAATGCTGCTGGCGATGATTACTCCGATGGAGATACACTAACCTTAGCCGTTGCTGGTGGTACTGACATTACCGTTACAGTTACCGCAACTGCTGGCGATACACCATTAACTGCTGTATATGACTGGTGGACTAACACTGAAGTTTCGATCGGCACTGCTGGCAACAAACTCAACCTCAATGCTCTTGGTATTCGCCCAGGCACTTCTGCTTTCGCTTCCGATAGAGGTCTTCTCTATGATGAAGTTAGTATTGCTGTTGTTGATGTTGACGGTAGAATCTCCGGTACAGTTAACAATGTTGTTCAAACATTCACATCGCTATCGAAACTAGTTGATGGTCGTTCTGCTGAGAACGGTGCCGTTTACTACAAGGACATCATCAATGATGAGTCCCAGTATATCTACGCTGGAGCATCTGATGTTACTACTGTCATTGATGACGGAGTTGATAGTGACTACGTTGCTTGGGGTTCGGATTCCGTAGCTCTACAGGATGCTATCGCTGCTGGTGGATCAGCAGATAAGTTTGCTGTTCTAGGTGTATACACCAAGCAGCTTAAGTTTGGTGCTGATGATTATGCTTACACTGCTGGTGAGATTACCGATGCTTATGATGTATTCGCTACAGCTGACCAGACCGAACTAGACTTCATCCTCATGGGTGGATCTATTAACTGGGACGCCGATCCAGAAACTGCTACTAAGTTAAAGGCATCTAAGGTAGTTGGCATTGCTGACTCCAGAAAGGATTGCATCGCTTTCGTTTCTCCTTTCAAAGGTAATCAGATCGGAACCGGTGGTGTTTCTCTAAACGCTGCTACTCAGAAAGCGAACACGATTAACTTCTTCCGTTCGCTACCTTCCACATCATATGCTGTATTCGACTCTGGATACAAGCAAGTTTATGATAGATTCAACGACAGATTCCGTTTCATTCCATGTAACGGTGACGTTGCTGGTCTCTGTGTTAATACCTCTCAGGTTCTTGCTGACTGGTATTCTCCTGCTGGTGTTGCCAGAGGAGCACTAAGAAATGCTATTAAACTAGCATACACTCCTTCTCAGGCTGATAGAGACGATCTCTACACCAACAGAATCAACCCAATCACCGTTCTCCCCGGAACTGGTGTTACTCTCTTCGGAGACAAAACTGCTTTAGCATCCACAAGTGCCTTTGATAGAATCAACGTCCGTAGACTCTTCCTCAACCTTGAGAAGAGAGTTGAAAGACTTGCTTCTGGAGTTCTCTTCGAACAGAACGATGTTCTAACTAGAAGTAGCTTCGCTAGTGCTGTAAACTCCTATCTTGCTGAAGTTCAGGCAAGAAGAGGCGTTACAGATTTCCTTGTTGTTTGTGATGAAACTAATAACACACCTGATGTTATCGATAGAAACGAGTTCGTTGCCGAGATCTTCGTCAAGGCAGCACGTTCTATTAACTTCGTAAACGTTACCTTCACTGCTACTAAGACAGGCGTTGCCTTCTCGGAAGTAGTAGGTAGAGGCTGATCCTAATCTAAACACAAACGTACAAGAGGTTTAAAGAAAAATGGCAACTAAGATTAGTAATTTCATTAGTGATATCGCCCAAGGTGTAAAGCCAAATATGTTCTCGGTGGAAATCCCTTTCCCCGAGAGCATCGGCACACCAGATATCAACACCAACTTACTCTGTAAGTCTGCTGCCCTCCCTGCTGCTCAGATGGGCGTTATTGAAGTTCCTTTCCGTGGTAGAACAATCAAGATCGCTGGTGATAGAACCTTCGATTCTTGGACTGCTACATTCTTCAATGATAAGGGTATGCTAACTCGTGCTTACTTCGAGAAGTGGCTTGAGCAGATGAATACCCATGATGGTAACACTGCTCCACTATTTGTTCTTAACGAGAACGATGGTTATGCTAAGCGTATCAAGGTAACTCAGTTACAGAAAGATACCAGTGCTGACGGTACTCCACTAAGAACATACGAACTCTACTACGCTTTCCCAACTAGCGTTTCTCAGATTGATCTAGCATATGATGCTAATGATCAGATTGAAGAGTTCTCTGTTGAGTTCCAGTATGCCTGGTGGTCTGCCACATCTGCTACCGGCGGTGCTGCCGCTAACGGTCCTTCTATTGAAGACTGATAAATAGTAGAGATACAGACAACTTACAATCATCATGAGTCAACTATTTGGTTATAAAATCAATGGGAAGGAGGGACCTAAAGGACAATCCCCGGTTCCTCCTAACTCAGATGATACCGATCTAACCACTGTAGCAGGTGGTTATTTTGGTACATACGTAGATATGGAGGGGGGAGCTCGTAACGAGTATGAACTCCTCCAACGCTACCGCAATATGGCACTTCATCCAGAGTGTGATTCGGCGGTAGATGAAATCGTAAATGAGTTTGTTGTCAGTGATGCTAGTGATTCTCCAGTAGAAGTTGATCTAACTAATCTGGACATCAGTGATAGCATCAAATCTAAAATCCGTAAAGAGTTTAACTACATCAAACGTTTATTAAACTTTGATAAGAGTGCTCATCAGATTATTAGAAGTTGGTATATCGACGGTAAAACATTTTACCATAAAGTTATTGATTTGGATAATCCCAAAAAAGGTATTCAAGAACTTAGATATATTGATCCCCTCAAGTTAAAAAAGATTCGTCATAAAATCACTAAAGATACTGACACCCAGATTCAACAAAAGGGATCAGCACTACAGTATGACTGGGGTGATTACGTAGAGTATTACATCTACAATCCAAAAGGTTTTGCTAAGAGTGGTCCTGGTTTTCAGGGAGCAATGGAGTTCTCCCAGAATCAAGGTATTAAAATCTCTGCCGAGTCTATCGCTACATGTGATTCGGGTCTAAAAGATCTCAACAAAAAGATGACGTTGAGTTTCTTACATAAAGCAATCAAGTCTCTCAATCAACTCCGTATGATTGAAGACTCTCTTGTCATCTACAGACTTTCCCGTGCCCCAGAACGTAGAATCTTCTACATTGATGTGGGCAACTTACCTAAGGTAAAAGCAGAGCAATATCTCCGTGATGTTATGGCTCGCTATCGTAACAAACTAGTTTACGATTCTACTACAGGAGAGATTCGTGATGACAAAAAGCATATGAGTATGCTTGAGGATTTCTGGTTACCTCGTAGAGAAGGTGGTAGGGGAACAGAAATCTCTACTCTTCCCGGTGGTCAAAATCTCGGAGAACTTAAGGACGTTGAGTATTTCAGAAAGAAACTATACAACTCCTTAAACCTTCCACCTTCACGTCTTACAGATGATAACAAAGGTTTTAATCTTGGTAAGACTACTGAAGTTTTAAGAGACGAACTTAAGTTCACTAAGTTTATCGGCAGACTCCGCAAGCGTTTTTCTGCTTTGTTCCACGATATCCTTAGAGATCAACTAGTCCTCAAAGGTATCATCACCCCAGAAGATTGGGATGATATGGAGGAGCACATCCAGTATGACTACCTCTTTGATAATCATTTCAACGAACTAAAAGAGTTAGAGATGATGACCCAAAGGATTGGTATTGTTACTCAAATGGATCCTTTTGTCGGTAAATATTTCTCTAGCGAGTATATCCGTAAACAGATTCTTAATCAAACCGATCAAGAATACAAAGATATGGATAAGCAGATTAAGAAAGATATCAAGAATGGTGTTGCTCTTGATCCTGCCATGATGAATCAGTTCGATGCTATGGAAAGAGAGAACACTGCTTTCCAACCAGAGATTGATTCGATGGAAGCAGATGCTGCTAACGAAAGAGAAATAGAGAAGATGAAGGCAGCACCTAAACCACCTGCCGCGTCTTCAAAACCAAAGAG